CTGTATTTGCAGCAGTAACTGAATACCTTGCAGCTGGTGAAAAAGTTCAATTGATCGGTTTTGGTAACTTTGAAGTTCGTGAGCGTGCAGCACGTAAAGGTCGCAACCCACAAACTGGTAAAGAAATCAAAATCGCAGCTTCTAAAGTACCAGCTTTCAAAGCAGGTAAAGCTCTTAAAGACGCTGTAAAATAATTTTGAATAGAAAAACCCGTAATACCAGTGTTTAGCTCGTGTTACGGGTTCTTTTTTTGTTCAAAAGGGGCAAATAAGGGGCAAGATACTAATCATCTACCAAAGCATCCACAACTTGGCTGCGCATGTTGTCGGTAACGTGGGTATAGATTAGATTTGTAGTTTTGGCGTCTGAATGCCCCACACGTTCCATAATGGCTCTTAGCGGTACGTTCTTTTCAGCCAGTCGGCTGATTAGTGTATGCCTAAGAATGTGACTGCTTAAATTCTTTTTAATAGGGTTATCTAGTCGCTCATTTGCTCGCTTGATGGCTAAGTTGAAAGAATTAATCTGAATTGGTATGCCGTTCTTAGTTGTGAAGATATAGCCAAGATTCTGATAGTTTGGGTTTGTTGTCTGTTCTATCTGGTTTAATTGTTCCAATTCTTGCATGATTTCCATTTCACGCTTGGTCATGTCAGTTGTTCGATAACCGGCCACTGTCTTCGGGCTGGTCTTTATCCCTTGTTTATACCCTGCAGTCCGGTCTATAGTGCCTATTAGCTGTAGCTTGCGGGTCTCATAGTCTCGGTTTTCTGCCCGGATGGTTATAATCTCACCAATACGGCCGCCGTTAAGGCTCATAAATTCCGCAAGTAGTCCTATCCTGTATGTATTAGGCCTGCTATAGAGTTCTTTCAATAAGTCTTGTAACTCGTGCTTTTCAAGATATTTACTAGCGACCCTCTGCCAGTCATCCAGTGTCTTTTTTTGTTTTGGCAGCCTTGCCCGACGAGCTGGATTGTCGGGCACGATATTTTTCTCTACGGCATAATCAAAGACAAGGTTGAGCATGGACTTATGACGCTCTTTTTTACTGCGTGATCCATCTAGGTTGTCTAAGTATTTCTGGATATAAAGAGGGTCTATATTTGTAACCTTGGTGTCTCTTCCGAACTTTTCTCTTATCTCCCTTATATTGCTCTCTAACGACGCTATAGACGAGTTTTTAAGTCCTTGTCGATAAAACACCCACCAGTTATTAAAAAGCGCTGTAAAAAGCATGTCAGAGCTTTTTAGGCTGCCTAATTTGATTTCAATCTTTTCATCTAAAATCTTCTGAGCTTCTTTTTTAGCTCGGCTAGAGCCGCTATCTAACGTAACTGAAACTCTGCGCCATTTCTCTGTATATGGATCTTTGTATCTCTCGAAAAATTTATATTTTCCGTTTTCTAATTTCTCTATCCACATTGTTTTTTCTCCTCATTTTTGGTAAAATGAGTACAAGAAAACGACCTTTTGAATGGTTGTTTCTTATACAGGATTTCCTCACATTCAAGCTTGCCGGCCGAGAATGTGGGGATTTTTTATTTTTCTAATAAAATTTCTATCTTCTGTTTCAAATCTTCCAGCTCAATCATTTCACTATTGGCTGTGCTGATGTAATAGTCTATGTCTTGTTTGGCTTCTCTTTTTCCATCAGGATGGCCATACTGGTTTAAGTAATCAATCATCCGCTTATAAAAAGCGATACTATCTCGCAGATAATTTTCTTTCATCCTGTAGTAATCTATCTCAGATCTAGTCTTGTCCCAAGTCGGGAAGTCAATATCTAAGTTAGTAGGAAAGCCTTTAAAAGAGTGAATTTCCCACAGCGTGGCATATTTGTCATAGATTTCTTGCCCGGCTGCTGTAAGTTTTGTTTTTTCGCCCAAATCTTCTAGATATCCCTCGACCTTGAGCTTTCGGGTTACCTTCTCAGCATTAAGATTATACTGGCTAAAGAAGTATTTGGGGATTGCTGTAGACGACTTACGCCCTTGCTTAGTCTTCCCCCACCAAACAAGCAGCAACCACTCTCTAAGCTTGTGACCGTCGCCTGTCTTAAAACTGTCATTGTAAGCCGGCAAATCAAAACTGCGGCCGAAATAATCTACTAGACTAGGACGAGTGATCAAAATATCGTAATAGTCTTCAGAGAAGCTAGATTTACCTCTTACAACCAAATCAACCCTTGCATTATTTTTCTTACCAAATAGAGCGCTAAAAATCCCCATAATTTGAACCTCCTAAAGACCTCCGGCAAACTTCAGATACTCGCCTTGTATCATGAGTTCGTCCGTGGTCGTTTTTAAATTATATTTTTTAGCAAAATTAGACCAGTTAAATGCTGCTGGGTCATCATAGCTGGCCAGCTCTTCCTGGACCAGATGGCGGATCATGAAACGATTGGCTTCATTCTCGCAGCGCATAGCAGAGTGACGGTATATAGAGCCGATATGTTCTAAGTGCCCTAATTCGTGTAGCAATACTCTGTGGCGTTCTGCAGGCGATAAGGAGCTGTTCAAGAAAATAGTCCTTGTCTCTGCGTCATAGAAACCACGCCCAGCCCATTGGTCTGGCTCGAAAGTATAAAGTGATACCTCATACTGTTCCAACAGTTCTTTTTCTTTATCCATAATCTCCCTCACCTAAACTTATTTCTTGCTATTGAGGTAGCCTTCTATGATACCCTTAATAGCTCGCTTGTCATCATCAGACAATGGCTTGCCATCAAACAGCATGATGCGGCCGTCCAAGTCATCAAGTTCTATTTCATGCTCTGGAGCTTTTTCTCCTGCGATAGCTGGGTTATCTGTCCGACCTAGTAGATAGTCGGTAGATACTCCGAAGTAATCTGCGATTTCTTGAAGACGATCAGAACTTACCTTTTGTCGTTTTAAAGAATATAATGTATTTTTGCTATATCCGAGTTTTTCTTCCACTTGATTTAAAGATAGACCTCGTTTTTTAGCAAGTTCTTTGATTCTTTCAAATGTTAAGAACATTGATTTATCAACCTTTCTCAGAGATTGACAAAAAATATTTAAATTATTTATATAAAAGTATTGACAAAGTTAAACAAATAATTTAAAATAGTTTTTGTAAGTTAAAGATTTAGTAAAAAACCTTGTAAAAACTTATCTAAAAATTAAATAGCTTTGGCGAGCGCATTGAATTGATAGATATAACGTTTTATCAAGTCTTTTAATTATGGTTTCATTTTAAATTATTTGTTTAAAACTGTCAAGCATTTTTATAAAATAATTTACTATTTCTTTAACTTTCTAATTAAGAAAGGAGAAAACATGAGTCAACAACACCAAAAATGGATCGAAATGGTAAAGCAGCGACTCAACGAAAAAGGCTGGAGTCAGTCAGACCTGGCGACAGTTATCGGAGTAAAGCCAGCTACAATAAACCGCCTAATCAAAGAGGGGCATGGAAGTGATAGCCTGAAGCTTGAGATCACTAAAAAGCTGTCTATCTCTGATAGCTGGACCGTCTTTGAAGAAAGGTAGGGGAGATTATGCCGCAGGTAAAGATAAAAGAAATTATCTACACGCCAACCGACGGAACGGAAGAACCAACAGGCGGAGATTATGAGCACCTAATGCAAAGGTGGCAAGGATTGTCGCTTCCAACGGCAAAGCAATTCGTCAAAGAAATGCGAGAAAATCCAGAGTTTGAACAATATGTCTTCAATCCGACGCACAAGCTGATGTTTGTAGACTATGATGGTTTCCGAAAGTTCTGGAAATGGAAGCAACTCAACCGCTACCGTGCTAAAAAAATAAGCCTTGCCGAGATAGAGTCGGACAAGGCACTAGCGAAGCGATTAGGCTTCTAAAAAGTATTTGCTTAATTATATCACACAACGAGGAGAAAAAACAATGGAACCAACATTAGGAAGTCAAGTATTAGGCGTCGTCTTGATCGCAACCATCGCATTTGTTGCCGGCTGGTACGGTAACCGCATGGACGCTAGAAAGCGAGCTAAGAAAGAGCGTCTAGCACGCTTAGAAGCCGAGCTAGTGGCTCAGTATAAAGAAGATATGCGCCTGTATCACGAAGAACAACGACAAGCAGAAATGGACGCTTTGTCAATGGCTAGGAAAGGCATCACGCCGGCGTTTGAATATTAGGAGGGGAAAAATGAAAAAATATGAGTTATTAATTGACGACACAATCGACGTTTTCGGTGTCACGCTATTTAGGATTAAAGCGTTAATTAGCTTTGGCAACGTTGCAAAAGGCGATCTAGGCGGATATATAAAAAAAGAAGATAACCTATCTCACTCTGGCAACGCTTGGGTCTATGGCAACGCTCGGGTCTATGGCAACGCTCGGGTCTCTGGCAACGCTTGGGTCTATGGCAAGGCTGAGGTCTCTGGCAACGCTTGGGTCTATGGCAACGCTGAGGTCTCTGGCAACGCTGAGGTCTATGGCAACGCTGAGGTCTCTGGCAAGGCTGAGGTCTATGGCAACGCTGATTACATCGTATTTAAAAATCATTGGTCTAGTGGAAGATATTTTACGTACACAAAATCAAACAAGATGTGGAAAGTTGGATGTTTCTACGGAACAGGTCAAGAGTTGATTGAAAAAGCATACAGAGATAGCGAAAACAGCGGAAAGAATTACGAAGCGTATGTAAAATTCGTAGAAAAATTAGAGGAGATTAACAATGAAAAACACAATTAAATTATCAGCAATCGCATTCGCAGCAGTTAGCGGACTGCTTATTTCAAATCATGTGCTGGCTAGCGAAGTCAGCAAGGACGGAACTGAAATCACGGTTACAGATCCAACGGTCGAAGTGCAGAAGCAGGGAGACAGCTTCTACGACAAGGTAGACGTGACTGTTAAAACGGACATTCCAGACGATGTGGAAATCAACCAAGGCGACACGCTAACAATGCCGCTTCCGCAAGAGTTGGAACTAGAAACTAACTATGAATTTGCAGTCACTAATAACGAGGGCGCAGAAGTTGGTCAAGCCACTGCGAAAGCCAAGGAAAATACAGTGACTACAGTATTCAACGACTATTTCAAAGAACATCCTTTGAATAAGTCAATCTCGCTGAACTTGCAGACAAAAATCAACTCTGAAATTGTCCGTGAAGAGGGCAAGATGAATTTGAATTTTAGCGGTACAATCGTTGAAATGGAAAGTGGCAGCAAGGGCGACACTAACCCTAACGAGGAACTTTATAAGTGGGGTTATCAGGACAAAGAAGACCCTAACGTCGTCCACTGGGTCGCTCGCATCAACTACCGAAAGGCGACCATGAACCGTGTCAGCGTGTCTGATACTTGGGATAATGAAGCCCGGTATGTTCCAGGCAGCATGAAAATCAGCTATCTGCATTCTGCCAATCCGTGGACGTATGCATGGCCGGGCAATATGGATATGCTTAGCATGCGTGAGAATGGCTTTGACTATTATGTCGGCTTCTTAAACAATGTCTTAGTCTTTGAGTATAGCACTCGCTATGCTACACAAGCGACTGTGCCAACAAACACTATCAAAGTAACTGCCAATGACTATTGGATTGAGCATAAGGTTGACTATAAGTGGGTATCTGGCAGCGGTACAGCAGACGGCAAGAACCGTCCTAAGCCAATCTGGGAAATTCCAAACGAAGCGCCGCAGGTTGACAAGCCAGAGTTGAACATCAATGACATTCCTCTGATGCCACCTGCTCCGATTTTGGATAAACCAGAACTTGATTTGAACGATGTTCCGCTGCTTCCACCAGCACCAATCCATGAACTGCCAGAGCTAGTAATTCCGGACGAACCGAAAAAGCCAGAATTACCACCTAAAACGCTCGAAAAAGAGCCACCCGCTCCAAGCACCAAGGAAGAACCTAAAAATGCAGTAGAGAGCAAACTAGAGGCCTCTGCAAGAGAGCTGCCGAAGACAGGAGAGGTCAGCAATGTCTTTCTGTCAATCTTCGGTATCTCCTTGCTAATCAGCGGAGCGATGATTTGGCACGATAACAAGAAAAAGTAAGGAGGGGATTGAAATAGCAAATCCAAAAAATAGGCGCTTCTACTGGTTGCAACTGTCCGAGGAGTTCTTCAAATCGAAAGAAATGAAGCTCCTCCGACGGCTTCCAGGAGGCGAAGAACACACGATCATCTATCTCAAACTCATGCTAGCAAGTCTGCAAGACGACGGAAATATCTATTTTGAGGGTTTGGCTGACAGTCTGGCAGAAGAAATGGCTCTTATCATCGATGAAGACGCTGAAGCGGTTAGAATGACACTGATGTTTTTAGAGCAAAAGAAGCTATTGACGACATCAGACAATTTTTCCTATAAACTGGAACAAGTACCAGAGATGATAGGCAGCGAAACCGCAAGCGCCCGTAGGGTTCGTAAGCACCGAGTTAAACAAAAAGCGTTACAATGCAACACCGATGTAACAAAGTGTAACGGAGAGATAGATATAGAGTTAGATAAAGAGATAGAAATAGATAAAGATATAAATAAAGATATAAATAAAGAGTTAGAAGTTAGAGTAGAGAAAGAAAAGGGAAACGAAGCTCTAACTGCTGCTGAAATCTCTAAATATTATCAATCTAGAATCGGTCCGATTGACGGCATACAGTATCAAAAGTTAATTGAGTACCACTCATTCGACAACATGGAGCTTGAACTTATTAAGAGGGCGATTGACAAAGCGGCTGATAATGCAGTCAGAAACTTTGGATATGTAAATCGCATTTTGAAAAATTGGGCTCAAAACGGCATCCGAACGATTGCCCAGCAAGATGAAGACCAAAGACGGTATCTGGAAAAGAAAGGCATCTATAAGTCAGATTCTAATATCCCGGAATGGTCTAAGGAGCATCCAGACTACAAGGCACCTGAAGAGCCAACGATACTATCAAGAGAGGAGTTCTTAGCACAAGATGACTAAAATTAACTACGATCAAGTCGCAGGGAATGAATCTCTGTATAAGCAGTATAAGAACACTTTTGCTAAATGGTTCAACATGCAGCTATCCAGAAAGCAATATGTGGAATTTGTGGACGTGTGTCGAGAACATGTGCACATGCACCTCAATCCGTTTAGCATGTGCGCCTACATCCTCAAGCGGCCAGTCGGAGAAATTGTGACTAGATTTTTTCAAAAAGGAGAAAAAACATGACAATACCAGAACTTGAAACGGCTCTACTATACCATGTCACACCAAACGAGCGGAAACGACTGAAATGGTACAAGCAACATGATGTAGTGAAGTTTGTCAAGGAGTTAGGAAAACTTTGGCGGAAATACAAGGGAGAAGAAAATGGATAAATTACAAAAACGGATTTTACAAGCCATTCCTGTAGGAAGTGATCGGCCGAGACCACGGCGGGAAATTGAACAAATGCTCGGCCTGAGCAAGCGCTCTGTAGAAAAGGCTATCGAGCGATTGATTTATCGAGATGGTATTCCTATCGTGGCAATCAAACAAGCCGGGCATAATGGCTATTATCTACCACGGAATGAAGAAGAGCGCCAGGAAGGGCTGCAGGCCTATAAAGGTCAAATAAGGACCTCGCAACGCCGAGTATCAAAAGTTGAATCAGTCGACTTGGTGAAGTTCCACCAGGCACTAAAGGAGGGAGTCTATGCTCGAACCGTTTGATTATGACAAGTGGCTGACGACGCCACCTGAAGAAAAACCAGAGCGTCCGGATCCCGACAATTGGGTTTATATCTCTGGGAGGTGGGTGTATGTGGGGGACGAAGTATGACAGCATACCTACTGAAAGAAATTGATAGATGGCGCTCTGAGTATATTCACCTCGGCCATGAGCTGGGCGAAGTTATCAACGAGCAGCAAGATAGAATCTTGGCACTTAGCCAAGAAAACAAGCGTCTCAAACGTGAAAATTGGAATTTGAAACAGACAAAAAGGAGAAAATAGAATGGCAAATGAAATATCGACACAAAAAGCAAAGCGAGATATATCAATCAATACAATGGACTGGACAGCCCAAGACATCAAACAGTATTTTGACCCAGACAACCTTTTGACGCCGAAACAAGTTGGGATGGCGTTGTCGCTCATTAAAGGGCGAGATTTAAATCCGTTAGCCAACGAGGTTTACATTGTCGCCTATCGTAAAAAGAACGGCGGAACAGAGTTTAGCTTGATTGTATCAAAAGAAGCTTTCCTAAAACGAGCAAATCGCAATCCGCAGCTTGAAGGCTTTGAAGCTGGAATTGTTGTAATTAACGAAAGCGGTTTGCAAGAGGAAAGAAAAGGCGCACTCGTTCTGCCTAATGACGAACTTGTCGGTGGATGGGCTAGAGTTTATCGAAAAGATTTTCGTGTGCCGGTTGAAGTCTATGTCAGCATGAAAGAGTACAACAAAAGCCAGAGCACTTGGAACTCAATGCCGGCTACTATGATACGGAAAACAGCTCTAGTAAATGCACTTCGTGAAGCATTCCCAGAAGACCTTGGCAATATGTATACCGAAGATGACGGCGGGGAGACTTTTGACCGTATTAAAGATGTCACACCGCAAGAAAGCCGCGAAGAAGTGCTAGCTCGCAAGCAGCAGCAAATCGAACAGATGAAACAGGAAGCAGCAGAGCGAGAAGCAAAGCAGCAAGCAGAAGCTACACCATCAGTCGATCCTGAAACTGGCGAAGTGCTAGGCCAAGAAATGGATCTGTTGGAGGGAGAGGAGTTTTAGATGACCGCAAAAACAAAAGATGTGACAGATAGCTTGGAGCTGGTTCCGGTGACTGACTTAAATTTTGACTTTAAACTGACGCCGGCCAAAATTGAAATTGAAGGTAAGGAAGTTCTGGAGCAGGCCCTAGCAGCCTACCAGAAGAAGTATGCAGGATATGTCGTAACAGAGGATACCATTGTCGGCGACACGGCTGTCAAGAACGAGCTAGGCCGAGTAGAGCGCCAACTCACGGCGGCAGTCAAGGAAAAGCTAGACGAATACAGCAATCCGCTTGACGAGGTTAAGGCATGGGTCAAAGACATTCTTGGCCCGGTAAAAGCGCTAAAGGAAGATATTGCAGAGCAAATCAAGAACTTTGAAGCCAAAGAAACCGAAAATCGCAAACAGACAGTCAAGGAAGCTTTTGAGGCTGCAATCGCAGAGAAAGAGACGGACCTTGATATCAACCTCTTTGCCATCCACTTTGACGACCTGGCTAAGAAAAAATGCTTTATGGCTGACAACGTGCGCATTAATCAAGCGACGCTTAAGATTATCAGCGACCTGGTAGCAGAAGAAGCGACTAAAAAGCAGCAACGCGAGACCGGTCTTATACAAATCTCAGAAGCAGCCGGAAAGGCTGGCTTTGGCCCGGCTGTCTATATCAGACATTACGAGCAAGGCGCAGCATTAGGAGATGTCCTGCAGGCCATCCTTGACGATAAGGAACTAGCTGACAAAGCTAAGGAAAAGGCGGAACTAGCAAAGCGCATTGAGGAAATAACGTCTATTGCAGAAGCTAAGAGCCTAGCTCCTCAGAAATACGTTGACATGCTCACGGCCGGCAAGTCTGCCCTGGATGTCATCAACGTCCTGCATGCGGACGCAGCGGAAATGAGGCGGGCTCAAGCTGAAACTGAGCGAAATACGCAATCAGAGGCGGATGATTTACTCTATAATCAATTTTACGGCACCTCAGAAACTCATAGCGAACGTTTTAACCAATCCGAGGGTAATTATACCAAAGAACAAAACAAAGGGCTTAAAACGCAAAATAAAGCGTCTGACGACGTCGGCAAAAAATATGGATTTAAATTCACGGTTGATTTGATTTTCCCAGCGGAGAACGCAAAGGAAACCAAGGAGCAATTTAAAGAATGGCTCAATGCTCACGGAGTGCAGTTTGAGCCTAAATCAAAATCAGTAAAGGTGGAAATGTGAAATGATTGAATTTATCAAAGAAGCAGGAATGGCTCTGCTATGGGTGTTTTTAGGATACCTAGTCGGAGAACGTAATAGCAAAAAGTAATAAAACAACGTGCCGTGAACCACGTAAAAAGCGAACTAGAATTAAGCGTCAGACTTGGACGGATGACGTAAAGGATTTCACCAGCCAAGCCATGCTCACAACAAATTGGCTGGTGGATTTTGATTAGATTATGAAATTTTTAGATTTATTTGCAGGCATTGGCGGTTTTCGTCTTGGCATGGAAGCTGCAGGCCATGAATGTGTGGGTTTTTGCGAAATAGATAAATTTGCTCGTGAATCCTACAAAGCTATACACGATACGAAAGGAGAAATTGAACTGCATGACATCACAGCAGTATCAGACGACACTGTTCGAGGAATTGGACGAGTTGACGTTATCTGCGGAGGATTTCCGTGCCAGGCTTTCAGCGTTGCGGGAAAGCGACAAGGATTTGAAGATACTCGAGGAACTTTGTTTTTTGAAATCGCACGGTTCGCATCTATTCTCAGACCTCGCTTGCTATTCCTTGAGAATGTCAAAGGACTCCTCAACCACGACGGGGGGGATACGTTCGAGACCATTATCGCAGCCTTGGATGAATTGGGGTATGACGCTGAATGGCAAGTGCTTAACAGCAAAAATTTTGGAGTCCCCCAAAACAGGGAACGTGTGTTCATTATCGGACATCTTAGAGGAGAACGTACCAGAGGAGTATTTCCTTTCGGATCGAGTGGCGCAGAAGTTGATATACAAAACGAACAATCAACAAATACCATTACCGCGAGATACGGAGCAGCTCAATCCAATGGATCATACATTATTGAGAGTGAACAAAAGGAATTGAAACTTGCAAAAATGCACGATGGCGATCAGAAACCGGAAATCATCCAGCGAGGTCACAGATACAATCAAGGGAACAAGCATAAGATAGCACCAACGCTCACAAGTAATAGCTATCACGAAAACAACTTTTTGAAAGTTAGTGAAGCAACCGCTCAAGGATACGCAAAAGCAGAAATCGGCGACAGCGTGAACTTAGCATATCCAAACTCTAAAACACGCAGAGGACGAGTTGGAAAAGGGCAAGCTAACACTCTCTTGACAGGAGAAAGCCAAGGAGTAGTCACACCAGACTTCCGCATTCGCAAACTGACACCTCGAGAATGTTGGAGACTGCAAGGTTTCCCAGATTGGGCTTTTGATAAAGCGCAAGAGGTAAATAGCAATAGTCAGCTATACAAACAAGCTGGAAATAGCGTGACAGTCAATGTGATCGAAGCGATAGCAAGGGAGCTAGGATGAAATTAACGCTAAACATTGAGCTGAAAATGCATGATTAGAAAGGAAAATTACATGCACAAGATAAAAGTTACAGAAAACATTGAAGCGCTGATTGAGCGTCAAAATCGCACAATCGAAGTTACTACAAGCCTGCCTTGGGATATTGAAGTGGAATTTGCACATCAAGACCAAGACGTTAGTCTTGACGAGAGCGGTGACATCTTTGAGCCTGTCTTTGAACTGGCTTTATATGCAAAACCTAAGCAAAAATTGGCTCTGACATCATCAGGTCAAGCAAATACGCACAAAAAAGAAGTTGCAGAGATCATGAAGTTTTTTGACTTCGTAAACGATAACAAGAAAAACCTGTTTGAAATGACAGGCGTGATGGGAGTTGTGGAATGAGTTTGATACTATCCATTGACGCAAGCACGAGCGCTACAGGTTGGGCCGTTTTTGACGGCTCACAGCTTGTAGAAAGCGGGGTAATCAAGGCCAATGGCAGCTTTTTAGAGCGAGCCCTAGTGATGGCCTCAGAGTTGCGAAAAGTCCAGCTGCGGACAATTAAAGAGCGAGGAAAACCCTTTGAGTCAATTGCCATTGAAAAGAACAATGTCGGAGGCGTTAATCAGCAATCAGTCATTAAGATTGGTATTGCAACAGGAATCATTCTAGGGAAACTGATAGCTGATGATGTTTACTTTGTCAATGTCTCAACCTGGCGCAAGTACAGCGCTATCAAAGGCCGAGGGAAGAAAGAGCTGAAACAGCAGGCCATCAGCTTAGTTAGCCAACTGTACCAGAAACAAGTCAAGGACGACGAAGCGGACGCAATCATGATTGGTCGCTACTTCGTTGAAATGATTGATTTTAAGGACGGACTAGAAAGTCATAGATTGAGCAGGTGACAGTATGACGAAGTCAGATTTAGAGGCTTACAAAATAAGCCTTGAGCGCTGCAGAAATCGACTAGCAGACAAACAGGCGGAAAAAGAGGTCATATCCTCTTTTGGCCATGGAGTAGCAACCAGACGCAGGGAACGGATGCGTGAGAACATCCGAAATTTAGAAGAGAAAATCAAGGAGTTGGAAGATGACTGAAACCAATGTCCAAAAATTTTACAGAATTCTAGCTGAAAAGACCAAAACTTTCGGCACGAAGAAAGAAATGATGGCACAGCTAGGGTTTGAGGGTGCGAAGCTGAACTCTGATAGAACGAGACTTAATAGTGATGAAAGAGCAGGGCGCTTTCCACCAGTTAGGCTGATGATTAAGCTAGACAGCTTGTTTGATAAAGAGTTCCTTATCACTTGCTTGCGTGAGAAGATGGACTGCAAAACAGTTGATAAACGTTGGGCAGCAATCGCACAAGATTACATCGACGACAATTCAAAAATCGGGGGGGCGACGAGCGACAGCGAAGCGGAGCGACAGCGTAAGCTAAGACGCAGATTGAAACGTGAAATGTACCTAGAGAGGTCTTTTGGAATTTAAAGAGGAGGAAATATGCAACAATCAAGAATTGAGAGACTTGAGCACGAAGTAGCCAGGCTGCAGATATTGACAACGTTGGCCATGGCAGTTCTCATCGCAACACTACTAGTCTTTATTTATGCAACTCAAGGACAACTTAATCAAATTAAAGAACTAACAACAAGGCTGGAGCAAGTGGAAGGAGCAAACAGATGATACCGAAATTTAGAGTTTGGGATAAACGTTTTTCGGAGTTTGTTGAAGATTTTTTTGTAAGTGAAGACGGCAAAATCTACAAAAAAACAAAAGATACTTGCTATGGTTTTGCTATATCAAGAGAGACAAGCGATAAAATTATCCTCATGCAATCAACAGGACTCAAAGACAAGAATGGCAATGAGATTTTCGAGGGGGATGTTGTCCAATATCAAAATACCAAAGTTCCATCTGCTGACAGTAAAGGAGTTATCAGATATTTTGATAATTGGGCCATGTTTGGGATTGATATAGAATACAACGAACCAAGAGCGCTATTCTTCAACGGCTTGGCCGACCACATATCATTAGAGGTCGTCGGCAACATCTACGAAAATCCAGAATTGATTGAATAGAAAAAAGGCCGACACACTGCAGCCCTTCGGTATATTTTCGATAAACCTATTATACCACAAAAGGGAGGCAAAAAGTGAGTAAGGCTAAAGAATTATTAAACGAGCTACAAAGTCTAGATTTAGATATTCAGAGCAGGATAGATGAAATCAACGAGCTTGAAGCTGGTTTGCTTTCAAGCCCTAAGTTTAAATCTGACAAAATCAAAGGAGGACCAACTCGGAAAATTGATGATGTCTACTGCCAGCTTATCGTAATGAAGGAAGCCATAGAACAGGATACGAGTGAAATCATCATGCGAAAGATTGAACTTGGACGGATGATCAATAAGCTGAAAAATCCAAGACATAGGACGGTACTTAGAATGACTTATATCATCAAGCAAGACGTCTTCGATATATGCGATAAACTAGACATCAGCCAGAGTTCTTACTATTCGCAGCGGAAGACTGCTATTGAAGAACTGGATAAAATTCTGGAATAATTTGGAATAACTTAGATAAATCTGGTGTGCACTGTGGCTCTGATGTGCTAGAATGGTAGTATCAAGAATTAAAGCAAAGGCACCTTAGGCAACAGCCTAGAAAAGCTTCGACAAAAACTGCCAGCTTGGGTTACTGGTGGCGATAGAGTAGGATGTTTTAATATCGCAAGGCGAGGTAATAAATACCTTGCTTTTTTTATTCCACAAGAAAGCGAGGTAGTCCGGTGAGTGGGTAATCTTACGGTTAAGCAAGAGAAGTTCGTCCAAGGTATAATCTCCGGACTATCTCAGAGGCAGGCATATAGAGAGGCTTATCCATCAGCCAAGAAATGGCAAGACAACGCTGTTGATAATCGAGCCAGTGAGCTATTTAAGAATAGTGAGGTTTTGGTTAGGTATAGAGAACTTCTAAAACAGTTCTCTAATATGTCCTTGTGGTCTAGGGAGCAGGCCTTCAATGAATACGAATGGCTAAAAAATAAAGCTCGGGCCAGCATTGAAAAAGACGGTATCAGGCAAGCTAACTCTAACGCTTTCCTATCTGCTCTGGACGGCATGAACGAAATGGCATGGAAGGATCTGGAGCTGACAGACGAGAAGTTGAGGAAAGAAATCGAGCTGCTTAAGATTAAGATCGAAAGTGGCCAAGGATCTAAGTCTGATACAAGTCTCATGACGGCCCTTTTGGAAGCCGTGAAAGGCGGTGACTAGCTTTGGATATAACCTTTTCTAAGAAGCAGCTAGACATCATCAAGCGACCCTTTAATTATGAGTTAGAGGTTAATGAGGGGACACCTCGGAGCGGTAAGACTACAGCTGGCCACTTTCGATATGCCAGGTATCTGATTGAGTCTCCAGACGAAAATCATTTAATAGCTGCATACAACCAGGAGCAAGCTTACCGCCTCTTCATCGACGGTGATGGCACAGGTCTAATGCACATTTTCGATGGCGCTTGTAAAATCAAGCACGACGAGCACGGCGATCACTTGCTGATTGATACGCCTAACGGTCAGAAGAGGGTGTATTACAAGGGTGGTGGCAAGGTAAACAGCGTTGGCGCTATAACTGGTATGTCGCTAGGCTCTGTGGTTTTCTGTGAGATTAACCTCTTACACATGGATTTCATTCAGGAAGCGCTGCGGCGGACCTGGGCGGCCAAACTACGGTATCACCTAGCAGACCTCAACCCTCCAGCTCCTCAACATCCAGTCATTAAGGATGTGTTCGACGTACAAAATACACGCTGGACACATTGGACCATGGACGATAATCCTATTCTTTCTGATGAACGGAAGCAATCCATCATTCAATCGCTTAAGAAAAACCCTTATCTCTATAAGCGGGATGTACTCGGCCAGCGTGTCATGCCTCAGGGTGTCATATACGGCCTGTTTGACCTTGAAAAGAATATCAGCGATATATTGGTCGGACAGCCTGTAGAGATGTATTTCTGTGGCGATGGTGGCCAATCAGACGCAACATCCATGAGCTGCAATGTCGTGACAAGACACAGAGAAGATGGCAAGACTTTCTTCCGTCTCAACCGTGTTGCTCATTACTACCATAGCGGAGCGGATACAGGACAGGTTAAAGCAATGTCCACTTATGCAGTCGAGCTCAAAGCATTTATTCAGTGGTGTGTTAGCAAGTACCAGATGCGCTATACAGATGTCTGGATTGACCCGGCTTGTAGGTCTCTGAGAGAGGAACTGCATAAACTAGGAATACAGACCAGAGGAGCCATGAACAACGCTCATGATGTCAGCAGCAAAGCGAAAGGTATTGAGGTAGGGATTGAACGTGGTCAAAATATTATCTCATCTGGCCAGTTCTTGCTTATCAATCACTCTGAAGAGGATTACGATCATTATCATTTTTTGAAAGAGATAGGTCTCTACAGCCGAGATGATAACGGCAGGCCGATTGATAAAGATAACCACGCAATGGATGAATATAGATATAGCGTGAACGTGTTCTATACACGCTACGCCAATTTTTAGCAACAAGGAGCCAGTAAATGGGCATCATACAGACTATTAGAAATCTATTTAAGAGAGGACAGTACGCAATGACGACAGACAGTCTGACAAGCATTACAGACCACCCCAAAATCGCTGTCACTAGCGCAGAATATCGACGCATTAACGATAATCTGAGGTATTTTCAAAGCAAGTGGCCTAAGGTTGAATATCTCAATACAGATGGAATCAGGAAGCATAGGAAAGCCAATCATTTGCCGATTGCACGAACAGCAGCTAAGAAGATTGCAAGCCTGGTATTTAACGAGCAGGCAGAAATCAAACTAGATGACGATATTGCTAACAAATTCGTCCAGAAGACACTGACAAACGACCGCTTCAACAAGAACTTTGAGCGCTACCTAGAAAGCTGCCTAGCACTAGGCGGCCTTGCTATGCGTCCCTATGTGGATAATGACCGAGTGCGGGTGTCATTCGTTCAAGCGCCGGTGTTCTTGCCTTTACAATCCAATACTCAGGATGTATCAAGCGCCGCTATCGTGACCAAGACGGTAAAGTCTGAAGACAAGAGAAATGTGTATTACACATTGATTGAGTTCCATGAATGGGCAAGGGATGGGAAGTATATTGTCACGAACGAACTTTACAAGTCAAAGGATGTTGATAAGGTTGGCGATCGTGTGGCTTTGGCCGAACTTTACGAGGACCTTGAAGAAACGGTAGAACTTGACGGGTTATCTCGCCCGCTCTTTACTTACCTAAAACCACCAGGGATGAATAACAAGGACATTAACAGCCCTCTTGGTTTATCTATCTTCGACAATGCCAAGAGCACCATCGACTTTATCAATACCACTTACGATGAATTTAAATGGGAAGTCAAGATGGGGCAGCGCAGGGTAGCAGTGCCTGAAAATCTAACTGAGACAAGGATGGTTTCAACAGATGGTGATGTTCGTACAGTCCAAAGATTTGACAGCGAACAGAATGTCTATCTGAGACTTTCGACAAGCGATATGGACGGAGGTCAGCTCACAGATCTAACAACTCCTATCAGAGCCGAAGACTATATCAAGACAATCAACGAAGGTCTGAGTCTCTTTGAGATGCTTCTAGGAGTATCTGCAGGGATGTTTACCTTTGACGGCCAGAGCTTGAAGACGGCCACAGAAGTAGTCTCAGAGAACTCGGATACTTATCAAATGCGCAACAGTATTGTGAGCCTGGTAGAGCAATCAATAAAAGAGTTAATCATCTCAATATGTGAAATAGGCAAGCTTTATGACCTCTATCATGGAGAAGTCCCGAAGATGGCTAATATTACAGTCAATCTTGACGATGGCGTCTTTACGGACAAAAACAACGAGCTGGAATACTACACCAAGGCGCTGGCAAGCGGTCTTGTGAGTCGTGAGTATGCCATCCAAAAAGCGCTGGGAGTTTCTGAAGAGGAAGCCAAGAAGATGATTGTAGCTATCCAAAACGAAGCTCAGGCGGCCGCTAATCAAGCCAGAACTCAAGAAGATATTGATATTTACGGAGAATAAGCAACATGGCCAAAAGCAAGAAGAAACCAATCAAACTGAATGATGAACAGCTCTTGCTAGAGGCTAGCCAAGCAGCGGACATCTACCACCAGCTAACCTTAGACCTCTTTGACCAGGTCATTGATCGATTAAAAGAGAGGGGGACGGTCAGTCTTGAGGATAACCCCTATATCTGGCAGCTTGAGAAAATGTCAGAAATGGGTTTACTCAACGATGACAATGTCAAGCTCATTGCTGAGCGGTCGGGCATTGCTGAGAAGCAACTTAGGCACGTTATAGAGGGCGAGGGATACAGGGTCTACCAAGACACCAAGCAACAACTCTTAGATACGCTGGGAAAGTCTGGGAGTGTTGTAAATAGCGAACTTCAAGACCGCCTTGCTTCGTATGTTGGCCAGACCATGAGCGACATCAGCAACCTTACAAATTCAACCCTGCCGGCCAGTGTCCGAAGTGTCTATCAATCCATGGTTGAGGAGTCCGCGGCAGCTGTTATAACAGGTTTAAAGACCGCTGACAAGGCCATATCAGACACTGTCATGAAATGGGCCGACAATGGCTTTTATGGTTTTACAGATAGCTCAGGGAAACGCTGGAAAGCAGATACTTATGCCAGGAACCTGATTAAATCAACCGCCTGGAGGACATACAACGAGGCTAGAACAGCACCGGCTGAGGAACTCGGGATAGATACTTTTTACTATTCACAAAAGCCAGCGGCCCGAGAAATGTGTGCTCCTCTACAGCACAGGATAGTCACCACTGGAAAAGCTCGGACGGAGCATGGTGAGAAAATTTTGGCTCTGGATGACTACGGTTACGGAAGTCCCGGAGGATGCCGAGGCGTCAACTGTAGCCACGTCATGACACCTTTTGTAGTTGGAGCTAACTACAAGCCTGAACTTGGTCCAGACGTAAAGGATATCACGCCGGAGCAAGCGATAGAAAACGCCAATGCAGAGGCAAAGCAGAGAGCTCTAGAGCGTTCTATCCGGAACAACAAGGAAAAGCTGCATGTGGCTGAAAAGCTAGGGGATCAGGAGCTTATAAGCCGTTACAGGAACAAAGTACAAATCCAGCAGGGAGCCATGAGGCAATACCTGAAAGATAAACCATTCTTACACCGGGACTATAGTCGGGAGAAATACTACAGCGACCCCTACACGCAGGCCAAGAAAGAGGTTAGGCTTAGGGAAAATCTGGCCAAGCTCGAAAAGCGCAGATCAGAGCAAAAAGAAATGCAGAAAAAGTTCAATTTTGCTGTTGAAAGTGGTATAATTAAGACAGAAATTAACAACGAGCATTTTGAAAGGCATGTCAAAGGGACTAAGGGGTATGAAGATTATCTAAATCTCAACCTGGCCAAAGGAAAGAACATGCCAAGTTATCTGACAATCACAAAAGAAGAATGCCAGAAATTAGTGGATCGCTATGCTGGAACTGGACAATTTAAGTACAATCCAAAAACAGATAAAATGCAGGAAATCATCTCACAAAACAAACCTATCGGAACTTATATAGACCCTAAAACTGGGCAAGTTATCGAAGATGTTACTGATTTCCGCATTCATTACAGTAAAACCGGTGCGCACATCGTACCAACTATCAAAGGGAAAGGGAAACGAAAATGAGTAAGAAGTTATGGAATTATCTACGCTCAAAAGTTCGCGTAGTTGATATTAATGGCAATGTCATTAGCGGACTTGTTACGGATTTTGTCGATGAAATGGATAACGACGAACAAGACGAAATTACTATCATCGTTGACAAATCAACCCCTGACAGCCCGACCGAAGTTTCTCTATATGAGAGAGATATCTCATCAATCCAAGTAATAACTGGCGCATAGTTAAATCTAGGCGCTTTTCTAACGTTTAAAAATCAAGACTGGCTTTGCCGGTCTTTTTTCTTGCCCTGGAGCATGGCGTAAAACTGTCTGAATTCGTCCATGTGACGTAAAAAAGGAGGTTTTAGACATGAGTTTAAAACGAGAAATGTTAGTCGAAGCCGGCATTGAGGATAAAGAGCAGCTTGATAAAATCATGGCAGCGTACGGGTCAGGGATTGAGTCAGCGAAGTCCGGATTGCAGGCAGAGATTGACAGTTACAAACAGCAACTTGAACAACGAGACCAAGCTATCAAGGACTTACAGGACAAAGAGGGAGCGAGTGAGGAAGCCAAGAAGCAGCTAGCAGACCTACAGGCTCAATTTGAAACCTACAAGACGGACAGCGAGGCTAATCTTGCACAGTTGCAAAAGACCAATGCTGTAGCCCTTGCCTTGAAAGATGTAGGAGCTTACAACTCTGAGGACCTCATGAAGTTTATTGACCTAGACAAGATCGAACTAGGCGAGGATGGGAAACCAGTCCTAGAAGAAACTATCAACGGTCTTAAAGAGTCTAGCCCTTACTTGTTCCAACAAGGACAAGAGCAAGCAAAGCCGCAACCGCGCTTTTCAGCTGGTGGAAATCCACCTGCAGATCCTGGCGCAGAATTATCGGCAGAAGATAAAGCCTTATTCGCTGGCTTCGATAGCGTATAAAACCAAAATAAAGAAAAGAGGAAAAACTAAATGGCAGTAAATTATGCAGCTAAATTTGACAGCAAAGTTGATGAGCGCTTTGCTAAAGAAGCCCTATCTACAGGTATCATCAACCAAGATTTTGAATTCACAGGGGTTGATACGGTAAAAGTATACTCAGTACCAACATCTAAGATGAACGATTACAAGACAACTGGTCAAAATCGTTACGGAGAAGCCGAAGAACTTGGTAACACAGTACAAACAATGGTGTTGACAAAAGACCGTTCATTCACTTTCACTATCGACAAGAAATCAGAGCAGGATACAAATGGCGTAATGGAAGCCGGCAAGGCTCTAGCTCGTCAGTTGTCAGAAGTCGTGATCCCTGAAATCGATACTTACCGATTTGCAACTATCGTGGCTGGAGCAGATGCTGAACATGTTGCAACTGGAGCGGTGACTAAGACTAATGCCTATGAACTCGTTCTTGATGGACAAGTGAAATTAACAGATGCTTTCATCCCAACAGCTGGACGCGTTCTTCATGTCTCTCCTAAATTCTACAAGTTAATTAAACTTGACCCAACTTTTGTAAAAAATTCTGACCTTGGCCAAGAAATCACAATTAAGGGCCAAGTTGGTATGATTGACGGTTTGCCAGTAGTCTTGACGCCTACATCACGTTTGCCTCAAAACGTAGAGTTCGTTATCGCTCACCCTGTGGCTACTACATCTCCTGTTAAGTTGGAAGACTACAAGATCCACGACAACCCACCAGGAATTAACGGAAAGCTCGTTGAAGGGCGTATCCGTTACGACGCTTTCGTTCTTGACAACAAGAAGAAAGCTATCTATGTTCACAAAACTGCTTAAAGGAGATAAGTGATGGCTAATACCGAAATCGATAAAACTGTATTGGAAGAGTCTAAAGATGACAATGCCATTTCCGAAAGAGTCGACGTCACTTTAACTAAAGACGGGGTATCTTTTACTCTGTCTGATCCTTTTGTGATTTCGGCTTTTGAAAAACAAGGCTACAAGAAGGAGGTTTGACTAAATGGCTAGTTATATAGCAACTAAGAACTTCTACATGGAAAAGTCTGACCGTCAATTTGATGAAGGAAAGGTCTATGACCTGCAGACATACGAAGCGGACGAAATCAACAAGCAAATCACAGCTGTTTATGGCGAAGAATGGCTGAAATATCGTGAAGAAAGAATCGGAGAGGCTGATTCAGCCTCTTAAGGAGGTGTTAAATGGCCTATTTGACCAAACAAGAGTATAAAGACCTCGGTTTTGGCGAGACGACAGACTTTGATAGTTTGCTTAAGCGTGCTGAAATGGCTGTAGATCTCTACACTCGGGATTTCTACTCTTACAATGACTTTGAGCGTGATTTTGAGCCAAGGCGGCGGGCTGTAAAGCGAGCTGTTGCCTTTCAGGTTGCCTATCTGGATAGCACGGGCATCATGACGGCCGAGGACAAGCAGGCAGTGGCCAGTATGTCAGTAGGTCGAACATCTGTAAGCTATCAAAACAGCTCTCAGAGCTCATCTCAGGGGCTTTCTTTAGCTGCTCGTTATAATCTATCTCGGGATGCAGAAAACTGGTTGAAATCGGCCGGATTTGGATTTGTGAGGGTAGAATATGATAGATAAGAGAATGCTTCCTGACTCTGTTAAAATTCAGAAGCCGGCAGGAAAGGATGACTGGGGCAAAGAAACCTATTCAGAGCCCTTGTTGCTATCCCCTTGCAAGTTTGACCGAGTCTTATCACACACAGGAGCCGGAAGCAACAGAAGCGAGACGAAGCCATCAACGGTGATTGTTTACCCTCAATTCTGTCCGGTCGAATTGGACAAGTCTTACTTAGGCGGTGTCGTTGACGATGACGGCACCATCTATCTTGTCCGCAGTATCATCCCGCAGTATCATCCGCTAACCAGAAAGCTTCTAGCTTATGAAATCGAGGTGATTTGATGTCTGGAGGTGTCAAGGTGTCTTTTAATCTCAAGGGGATTGAAAGAAAGGTCTCTCCTCAGGCTCTGGCCAAAGGAAAGCTAGCCATAGCTAACCAGATGCTCTTGGATATGGAGCAATTTGTTCCTCGCAAAGGAGGAGACTTGAGAGGGAGCGGAAGCGTCCAAAGAGACCGAATTACTTACTCAAAGCCATACGCCAGAGCTCAATACTATGGCAGTTCTTACAACAAGAACAGAAGCTTTAAATTTAGGAGGTATTCAACTCCAGGAACTGGCCCAAGGTGGGACAAGAAGGCATCAGCTATCCATGCGAAAGACTGGTCCAAGGTCGGCCTTAGAGCCATGGGAGTACGAACATGATCAATAACAACGACTTTTCGACGGTTCTGTTAAATCATATCAAGAAACTGAATCTGGCTATACCAGCTAGACTTGACTACTTGGGAGAACATGAGGACTTGGTTATCTATCCGCTGCCAGGTGGCAAGGTAGAGGCAGAAGATATGGCAGGCACGCAGACAGTGAGTCTGCCTTTTGAAATTGCTATCAAGTCGAAGGACCAGTCACTAACCAACGCCACATTGTGGCTTATTAATACTTCTCTATCGCAGCTTGATTTGGACTTGCCTAGTCTGAATCAGTCATACGAATTTTTAGGTCTTGAAGTAGCTAAGCCATTTTTGAATGACTTAGACGAACAAGGCTTCTACATTTATCAGCTGGATATCACAGCCAGCCTCGAAATAGAAAGGAAATAACAAACACATGGCAAAACGCAAAAACGCCCTACGGAAACACTACATCGCTCCGTTTGACCCGGCAACACAAGATACGGAGCCAGCTAAAGAAAAATACAAATGGCTTGCAAAGGACATCACCTCGTCTTCTCCGGAAGTTGATGAACAGACAGATGACTCTGCAGACTTCGCAGGTGATGGAACGCCTGTAGAAACAATCACATCAGTCAAACGCGGACGCTCTTTTGAAGGCAAGCGTAATGACACTGATGAAGCTCAGAATATGATTGCAGATATGCAGGACGAAGTAGGTGATGGCCGCAAAGTATGGTACAAGGAAGTGGATGCTGATGGCAAAAACCAGCGGGTAGGAGTAGCCACTGTCTCTGAAATTGAAATTGGAGATGGCGAAGCAACCGAACATGAAGGCTTTAAAGCCAAAATCATGTGGGATCAAAAACCGAAAAAATCTGCTGTAGTACCTGGTTAAATTTGAATGAGGGCGTACAATATGCGCCCTCTTATTTTGTGTAAAGGAGAAAAAAATCAAATGGTAGTAATCAATTTACGGAACAAGGTAATCCCGATCGATTTTGGAGAGTTTCAGCTTGAATTTTCAAAGAGTGACGAAAACATCGAGAAGATGCAGTCATTCGCTCAAGATCTGCAGTTAGAGGCTCAGAAAATCGTGGACGAGGACGGCAAAGGAGATGTAACCAAAGCAAGAGAAATTCTTAAGCTTGCCTACAACGGTATCTTTGGCGATGGCTCTTTTGACAAGGTCTATAATCTCTCTGGACAGTCCACTGTCGACTGTATTAATTATTTCATTGAGATTATGCAGGGTGTTGAACAGGAGCAAATCTCGAAAGAAAGTCAAGAATTGCTTGATCGCTATCTTGGTAAGTAGCCATGTTTGATTTATCAAGGAGATTTAGAGATGAGCTAGTCCTTGATGATACGAGCTATCCGCTTGACCTGTCTTTTGACAATGTTTTAAGACTCTTCGACATGATACACGATGACTACATCCCTGTTATAGCCAAGCCTATCTTTGCCCTCAAAATATTGCTGAAGACTAGTACTGATGGCGAGAAGCAGGCAACTGATAGTCTTTTGGAACGCTTAGATATTGAAACGGCCTTAGAAATCTATAAACGGATTTCCGAGGAACACGTCGTCATCAAAAGTTCCAGAGGCGAGGTTAAAGAGTATGACTTGGCTGGCAATCTTATTGAACGTACACCAATAGATGATGACGAGGAAGAAGATGAAAAAGAACCGCTTTTTTCTTTGAAATATGACGGTGTTTACATCTATTCCTCATTTCTTCAGGCGTACAATATAGATTTAATTGAGGCCCAGGGTAAACTTCACTGGCAGAAGTTTAATGCTCTTTTAAACGGACTCCCAAGCAATACGAAGTTCGCAGAAGTCCTGAAAATTCGATCGTGGGAGCCTCAAAAAGACGACACTCAGGAATACATCAGCAGCATGCGAAAGCTACAAACAGAATATGCATTGCCAGAAGAAATTGATTACTAACGAAAGGAGGAACTAAATGGCGGACGGAAGAGTCGTTATTCAAGTTGATATGGACGGCGACAGAGCACAGAGCGGCATCAGTAAGCTAAGAGGCTTACTAGGCGGATTGAGCGATACCGGAACAAAGGTCGGATCAGTATTCAAGTCTGTCTTAGGAGCGAATCTAATAAGTGGGGCTCTAATGAGTGGTATCGAAGCTTTGACTGGCTCCATAAAGGGTGCTTTTTCAACAGTCATTTCAGAAGGCGCTGCCCTTCAACAATCGCTGGGAGGAGTCGAGACGCTTTTCAAGGGTTCAGCAGATAAAGTCAAAGCATATGCTGACGAGGCTTTCAGGACTGCTGGGTTATCCGCTAATGCCTACATGGAAAACGTGACAAGCTTTTCTGCTAGTTTGTTGCAGTCTTTGGGCGGTGACACAGAGAAAGCTGCAGACGTAGCCAACAGAGCTATGATTGACATGTCTGATAATGCTAATAAGATGGGGACAGATATCGGTCGCATTCAGGATGCTTATCAAGGATTTGCCAAGGATAACTATACAATGCTGGACAATTTAAAACTCGGTAGAAAAACCATAGCCGAGTATAAACCTAGTGAAAACGGTGAAACCCTAAGAGTAGCTTAGGCAATACCGTGCTAAGCAAGATTTAATTTGACTTCCTTCCGAATGTTTAGTAAAATAAATATAACAAACACTAGGGTAAAGGAAGCGACATGTGGAAGAAAATCAAAAGAAATAGTAACTATTCAATAAGCGAGAGCGGAGAAGTCCGAAACGACAAGACAGGGCATATTAAACAACCATTTAAAAATAAAAAGAATGGTTACTTGACCGTTGATCTCTATAGAAATAACAGATCTGAAAAAGTGCCAATTCATAGATTGGTGGCAGAAGCGTTTATTCCAAACCCAGAAAATAAATTGACAGTAGATCATATAGACGGGAATAGACAAAATAACTCTATCGATAATTTGAGATGGGCTACTTATTCAGAAAATAACTCACGATTTGAAACAATCGGAGTTAGAAGCGAGAAGATTGTAGTCACAAGATACGCAGAGGAAAGAAATAAAAGAGGCGGTGGACATTTAGCGTGGCTAGATGTTATAGATACAATAGAATTTGAAAGCATATCAGAAGTTGCAAAATTCTTTAATTGCACTGTTTCTAATATTTCTCTAATGCTAGAAAAAGGTACTATTGGACAACGTGGAAAAACTAGAGGTTATAGATTTTCTTACAAGAACGGAAAACGTTCTAAAATCTTGAAAGTGTAACGACTATCGAAACAGAGAAAGCACCGAAAGGTGTTTTTTTAATGGAGTAGAGTAGGCTCAAGCGAGCCGAAGCGCTAGGGTGCATTTAATGTGCAAGAGATAGTCTAATCTCTATGGCGACATAGAGCAGTCTTTTAAAAAGACGGCTACAATCTAGCGAATTGTAGCGAATATGTACCGTGTATGGTGGTACCAAGACGGAAATGCAGCGATTGATTAAAGATGCGGCGGCGATGAAAGACATCCAAGACGAGTTGAATGTCTCTGTAGAAGATGGCAACATGTCATTTGGGAATATCGTGAACGCTATTTCAGTTATGCAGAAGAAACTGGAAATTACAGGGACGACAGCTAAGGAAGCTAGCTCAACCCTGAGCGGTTCTTTTGCATCAATGAAAGCTGCTTGGCAAAGCTTGGCCGGGAAGTTAGCTCTGGGTATGGATATAGGGCAATCGCTCAAAAACTTAGTTTCTACAACGTCCACTTTCTTGCTTGGGAATTTTATTCCTATGGTCGGTAATATTATGCGGCAACTTCCTGGTGCTATTTCCAGTGCAATATCTGAAGCAGGGCCGCAGATACAGCAGGCTTTTAAAACCATGATGTCTGGTTTTGGGATAGATGCGGATTTAACTATAGCCAAGCTTTCAATTGCTATAGATAATGTAAAATCGGCTATTTCTGCAGTCGGAAACGCATTCGCAAGTGCCGGAAGCAAGACAGCGTGGCTAAATACTATCAGTAACATCGTAGGTGCTGTTATCAACGCATTTTCAGCGGGAGTTAAGGCTATAGAGAGCTTCGTCAACGCCTTCGCGCAGACTGGAGCGATAAAGGCAGCAAAAGGAGCTATAGACAGCTTAGTTGCTGCTTACAACAATGTAATTACTAGCATAGGAGATGCATCTATCTGGTCGACGCTTGGGTCTGTTATCGGAAATGTGGTAACGGTCATATCAAACGTTGTAAAAGCCATCGGAGACTTCATTGCGGGGTTAGATCCGTCTATCGTTCAAGGGATAACAACAGCTCTAGTTGGTCTTGTCATAGGCTTCAAAGCGTTCAACTTCCTAAAATCATTCAATCCGTTTAGTATTTTCAAACGGAATGCAGCAGATGCATCTAACGGGGCAGCCGAAGCTGTGACACAAGGAAAATCTAAAATCTCTCAAATATTGAATAGCCTAAGTTCGGTTATCAAATCTATCGGTGGTGCGATTAAATCTGCTGCAGTTGGTATCGGAGTAGGTATCAAAGCTGCTTTAGGAGGCGTATCACAAGTTATCATAGCTTTTGGTGCAGCTCTTAAAACCGCAGGAGTGGCTAACATCCTAGCCTTCGGCGGTGCGGTTGCTATCGCGGCCGTCGGTATCGGTGCTGGGGTTGCTATCATCGCGGCAGGGTTCGCATTACTGGCAAGCCAGAGCGAGGGGATAAGCGCGATTATAAACGCGGTAGGCCAAGCCTTTTCTGCCTTTGCAACAGCTATTATCGGCGCATTCGCACAAGCGATTGTAACGGTAGCAGGAGTACTTCCGACAGTTACATCGGCACTTGCCGGGCTATCTCCGTTGGTCGTAGCAGTAGGACAAGCAATAGCAGCAGCTTCGCCATTTGTAACAGCTCTGGGAGAAGCATTTACATCAATCATCTCTGTACTTCCACCTGTTATTACAGCATTAACTGACGGCGCAGCGGCTATCGTAACAGCACTAACACCTATCGTTGAAATTGTAGGAAATGTGTTTACTAATATAGCTCAAATCGTAGCAGATGCTATCGTTAAGATTGTGCAAGCACTAGCTCCATTCATGCCCGCTGTTTCGGAAATGGTACAAGCATTAGCTCCTGTACTGCAGTCAATTGTCGAAGCATTTACGACGCTAGTTAGTCAGATAAGCCCAATCATCGACAGTATAGCTAACCTCTTTAAGAGCTTAGGAGAGTCTATCAAGACTGTTCTTGACGGCGCTAAAGGCGTGATTGAAAGCTTTGGCGGAGCGGTAAGAAATATACTAGACGGAATTTCTGGGATATTCGACGCAATCGGAAACGCTGCTTTAAATGCCGGAAAAGGCTTTAAACTGATGGCCGAGGGCGTGGTCATGATTACCAAGACAAACCTTGGCGATATGGCCGCTAGTCTAGCCGCAGTAGCCACTGGGATTGGTGCGATTGCTGCAAATGGCGCAGGAATAGCAACTGCAGGGAATGGCATGAAAGCACTAGGCCAAGGAATGGCAATGGTACAAGCATATAGCGCAAGCGCTTCTGCTTCGCTTATGTCAGTATCAGCAGTGCTTCCTGCTTTAGCTTCTGGATTTTCAGCATTAGCACCAGTTATTGCCAGTGCTATGGCTAGAGCTGTAACAAGCGTACAGTCTGGCATGACCTTGATAGTGACGGTCATTGTTTCAAGCGCAGCTCGTATGACTGCAGCAGGACTACAAGCAGGCCAAGGTGTATCTCGTGGAGTTACCAATGGTATCCGGTCTGGTGTAGGTCAAGCCACAAGCGCCATGAATACTCTTATATTGTCTGTCCAACGTGTCGGAAATATCGGCGCCAGGAACATGGTTAATATCGGCACTCAAATCGGAAACGGCCTAGCTCGTGGCATGATTGCCGCTTTGCCAGCGGTCACATCAGCGGCTAATGCGCTCGTGGACCAGGCAGAGAGAGCGGCAAAAGCTAGAGCAGATATCCATTCGCCATCCAGGCTCTTTAGAGACCAAGTTGGTCGGTATATCGCTCAAGGTATAGCTGTAGGTATTGAGCAGAATACCTCAGATGTGGTAGACAGTCTTGACAAAGTCCAGCGAGAAATGATGCGCTACAGCTTCCATCCAGAGAAAATGATCAGTCAATCTGCAGGATCTATCACAAGTCAAGTGCAGCTTAAATCAGCCAGTGATCGATTGCAGGGTGGCCAAAATAAGAGCGTCAAGGATAAAGCGGATGAATTTCTTCGCAAGGCGTTAGAAGTGGCAGAGGAAGCCGTGAAGAGACCTGTCTATACTGTTCTGGATGACGGCACACTAGTAGCTAAGACAGGAGAAAAATTCAAAAACTGGCAGGATAATCAAAACTTTATTCGCAACAGGATGAGAGGGGTGGAAATTTGACAAAAATCATGACTTTCAACGGAGTTGATATGTCCAAGTATTTTAAGGTCTTGGATGTTATTATCCCGATAGGAAACACAAGGAGTATCGCAACAAGCGACGCTCCTTTTTTGGGCGTAAACGTTCAAAATGTCAAAATCGGACCCAAGAGAATTAAAGTTAAGATCAAGATGCAAACCAGGACTCCGGAAGAGATGGAAGAGCTGAAAGATGAACTTGCTGGTGTACTGAATGTATCTGAAGCAAAGCGTATCACTTTCAACTTCAAGCCAGGTAAGTACTACATGGGCTTTGCTTACGATGACATTACTCCAGACAATATTACTCGCTGGCTACAAAAAGCAGAAATTGATTTTTTGATCCCAGACGGCGTGGCACATTCTACGACTTACAAGCGAGTCGTGGACTACGAGGAGCGCCAAGGCAAGATGGTCTTTGCGATTGATAATAAAGGAACAGCAGATGCTTATCCGATCATCACGTTTAAAGCCAATGACGAAAACGGCTATTATGGCCTTGTGAGTGAAAGATTTGCTTTTGAAGCAGGAAGCATCGAAGAAGCTGACATAGTGCCATATAAACACTCTGAAATCCTTTGGGACTATGTTTCAGATAATGGCATCATCAAGGCTCTTGCGGACGGTCAGAAGAATGTTGCAATTTTGAATGACAACTCCCAAAACTTGAACGGGACATTGGCCATTCAAAGCGCTTGGGGCAGGCCTCACTTGTTCCTCGCTAATCGTGGAAGCGGCCCTCTTGGTAATCATGCAGGCTCGATTACTTGGGATATCCCTGCTGATAGTGTCGGAGAAAGAGGTGCGCTTCATGAATATATATGGTGGAGACAGATTTTCTGGGTAAATCCAGCTAATCAGTATGGCTTCATCAAGATTTCCTTTACTGGAGAAAATGGCGAGTTTCTCTATGGCGTTGAAACCATTAAGCGAGGAAATGGACTGAATACTGAGTACAACTTCTTGGCTGCTAATGGCAGCGGTGGCTATAAGATAGTCAAACAATGGACATTCTGGCCGACTCATAACGAATCAGAGAATCCGTTCACCCAGAACACAGGTCAATCAGACATTCAACGCAGAGACGACGAAGTCCAGCTGTTTTGGCGAGGTGGTTATCCAAAATTCACCATTCCTGAAATCAAAGGGAAAAAGTCTGTTAAAGTACATGTTGCTTTCGGAGCTTTCGGAGACAAGCCATTACCAACACACATGTATCTCGATAGTATTGTCTACCGCAAAGACTTCGTTAATGGAACAAAGGATATCCCTAATCGATATGCAGCTGGTAGTACAGTCGTCATTAATAGCGAAAATGACACTGTTTTTCTGAATAATCTTCCAGACCTTGACCAAGTAGTCGACGGTTCTTTATGGCCGGTCATTCCTCCTGGTAAGTCAGAAATCGAGATTTTGCAATCTGATTGGGCGAAGAAGAAACCGAGTGTGACGATTGAATTTGAAGAAAGGTGGCTTTAATGCTTTTAACAATCCACGATAGCGCCTTGAAAAAGGTTGCTTTTATTGATAATAACAAGCAGACCACCTTGAATTTCTTCAACGACAAGTGGACACGCTCGCTTGAAAGCGCAACGTCGGTCTTTGAGTTTTCAGTTTTTAAAAAGAAAATCCAATCTGACACATACGTTGAACAAGCATATAAGCACCTCAACGAACGTGCTTTTGTCAGTTTTAAGTACAAAGGCCGGTCTTATCTCTTTAACGTGATGAAGACTGAGGAAAACGAGCAGATTATCAAGTGTTACTGTGAAAATCTCAGTCTAGAACTCATGCTTGAGTATCAAGGGGCATACAAAGCCCCTAAAGCAATGACTTTCACAGAGTATTTGGATGTTTGGGGCACGCTTGGTCTATCTAAAGTCGAACTCGGCATCAATGAGATAGCGGATCAGCGCAGAACTCTGCAGTGGGAGGGGCAAGAAACCTCTCTTGCTCGCTTAATCTCTCTTGCTCGTAACTTTGATGCTGAAATTGAGTTTGAAACTCACTTAAAATCTAATAGCCAGCTTGACCGCTTTGTTTTAAATGTCTATAAGGCTCATAGCGCAGAAAATCAAGGCGTCGGACGCAAACGAAACGATGTTGTCTTAAAGTACGGCAAGAATGTTCGTAGTATCAAGCGAAGTGTTGACAAGACGCAGTTATACAACGCTATCAAGCCAGTTGGACGCAAGGAAGAAACTAAGGAGACCTCAACCAAGGTCGCTAACCCGTCAGCTACACAAGCGGCAAATAGTGGCAAGAAATATACAGGCGGTGGCTTAAACTACGCAGGTCATCCTATGAGCGCAGGGATAGTCCAAACCATCCTCAATCTATGTGTACAGTACAACATACTGCCGTCTGGTATGATTTGTCAGCTCTATCTCGAAAGTTTCTGGGGCGCTTCTAACGTAGCTAGAAATGACAACAACTGGTCTGGTATGTCTGGCTCGGCTCAGACACGACCAAGCGGTGTCAAGGTCACTACAGGAAGCGCTAGACCTGCCAATGAGGGCGGAACATACTTCCACTATGCGTCCGTTGACGACTTCATGAAAGACTATGCTTATCTACTAGCTGAACAGACTAGCGGAGGGCGCAAGTTCTACGGTGTCAAAGGCAAGCAGAACATTGAAGACTACACTCGTGGTCTTTTTCGTGTCGGTGGTGCGTTATATGACTATGCGGCTGCTGGATATGGCCATTATATCGCCTTAATGCGAGATATTCGGGGCGGTGTTAATCGCTCTAACGGCAATATCCTAGACAAGCTAGATGATCTATGGAGACAACCTAACAACCAATTAAGCAGTCCTAGCCAGCCAGTGACAAGAGTAGTCAAAGCTGATAAAACAATCGCTGTTATCAACGAAATGAAAGGCTTGCAAGGTCGGACGGTTGGTAGTGGTCAATGTTACGGTTTGGCAGCTTGGTACTCCATGAAATTAGGCGGCCCCGGTCTGGGTGGTGGTGTAACTGGATTTTCTGGCAAAGTTGGGGCTGGTATGGCTGCGGCTTATATCGGAACAGATTACGCTTGGGCTAATTTTGGTTGGTCAGTCGTGCGACCAAGAGGGACTAATGAGCTAAAGGCTGGTGCTTTGGCAAATATTAAAGCTCATAATGGCTATCAAGGCACAGGGCAGTATGGCCACGTTTCCATTATCATCGCAAACAACGGAAGTACCGTCACGGTACTTGAGCAGAACTATGCAGGCCGACAGTATGTGACACTTGGAACATACAACGCACAAGCGTATCTAGGAGCGATTGAGACACTTTGCTATCCACCAGAGCTAAAGGCAGGTAAGACCGTAGAGGGGAATACTGTAACCGGCGGAACGGTTGATGTGCCAGTACCAGAGATAGAGCTCAAAGAAATATCTATCAGCACAACAGAAGTAGTTATTGACCCTAAGAAGACACAAGAATGGAAGAATGAAAAGGGCGAAGTCGAGTTTTACCTAAAAGGCAGCTTGCTATTCGCTCCGCTTTCCAAACAGCTATATCCGTCAGTTTTGACTGGTACTGAGACAGGCGATAACTGGATACGTAAGGACATGGAAGTCGATACAGATAGCGAAGAAGTGCTTATCTCCACGGCCTTGCGTAATCTTAGGAAATATTGCTATCCAGCTATCACATACGAAGCAGACGGATATTTTGATTTGGATATCGGCGACACTGTCAAGATCCAAGATACAGGGTTTAGTCCTATGTTGGTGCTGGAAGCTCGTGTCAGCGAGCAGCAAATCAGCTTTACCAATCCAAGCGAAAATAAGACGGTCTTTGCGAACTTCCAAGCTCTTCAAAACAAGGTATCTGATAGCTTACTAACTCGCATGGCTAAACTTGCAGAGCAGGCTATACCGTACGAGCTGAAGCTGTCCACTGACCAAGGAACGACCTTTAAAAATCGCACAGGACAGAGCTTGCTCATAGCTACACTGGAGAAGAATGGCAAGGTGTACGAGCCTATCATTTTCTACAAGAAAGGTGACTCTATCATCGGCAGTGGCAGTCAAATGCTAGTCCGTGCGACAGATTTTGAGGGGACTCTGCAAGTGACTGTAGAAGCCTATCTCAATGACGAGAAAGTGGCAACTGCAGAGGTGACTTTCAGCAACGTGGCTGACGGTCAAAATGGTGCGAAAGGTGACAAAGGAGATCCAGGCGCACAAGGCCCTCCAGGACCTAAAGGAGATAAAGGAGCGCTCGACGAGGAACAGCTCAAGCAAGTTAATGACAAGATTGATAGCAAGGCTGACCAAAAGCTGACAGCAGAGCAACTGAACGCTTTAACAGAAGCCATGCAGCTAGCCAAGGCAGAACTCGAAGCCAAAGCCAGCATTGACACGGTCAATGAATGGGTTAAATCCTATCAAGACTATGTCAAAGCAGACGAAGCCGGACGAGCTGCGGCAGAAGCTAAGCTTGTAGCAGCAAGTCAGAGATTAACCAAAGTCGAAAATAATATAGGCGACATGGCCGAGAGGTGGAGTTTCTTAGACCTTTACATGAGCGCCAGCAATGACGGTTTGAATATTGGTAAGAAAGACGGGTCATCCTCCGTTCGTATCGACCACGACCGTATCAGCTTTTATTCTGCTGGCTCTGAGGTGGCCTACATCTCGCAAGGTGTCCTCAAGATTGAAAACGGGGTATTCACTCGGACGCTTCAAATCGGGCGTTTCCGTGAGGAGCAGTACCAACTCAATCCAGACATGAATGTAATCCGATACGTGGGAGGTATTTAAACATGGTCAGAGCTAATTTTAGTGGCGGCTGGGGGCATAATTTACAACTCGATGTTACTTGGGGTGTAAGACGGCAAGACATAGCTGGCAACTATACGATAGTCAATGTATCGGTGCACTTAGTCTCTAATGCCTATGTCTCCATACCGTCTTCTTCAAAGTCTGTCACAGTAAGAGTCAACGGGCTTGCTATTGATACAGTAAATGTCGATGCCGGTATCGGCGGCAATCAAGATAAGAGCTTGTTATCCAAAGACTACCGCATAGACCACTCGGAAGATGGCTCTAAAGAGTTTAGTCTTGACGTTGGTTTGGATATCAACGTTGGCAACTATGGCAGCGCCAGAGTTATCCAGACAGTCAAATTACCATCTATACCTCGAGCAAGCTCTGGGAATGACGTGACGGCTGTCATAGGTCAACCGGTGACGATTAACATTAATCGCAAGCATGAGAGATTTACTCATTCTATTTGGGTTAGGTGCGGAAGTTATGACAAGAAAATCGCTGGCGACGACATAGCAACTAGCTATGTATGGACACCAGAAATGGCATTATGCGAAGAATTCCCTAATACATCTAGTGGTAGTGGACAAGTCACGATTATCACTTACGACGGAAGCAGAGAGATTGGTCGTGATGTTAAGCGGCTTAATCTTTCTATCCCTGATAACGTCAAGCCGACTTTGACAGGCTTCACACTCACAGATGGCAATGCTATAGCAGCCAATATCGTTTCTGGCGGTGAGCACTTCATCAAGATTTTATCTGACATCAGAGTTAATTTTGGTGCAGCTTCTGGGGTTTACGGCTCGACGATTACAGGCTACTATGCGGAAATAGTAGGGAAGAATCAATCAACAACGACCAACGGTGGCGGCCTTGGTTTGATGAACTATGATGGCCAAGTCGTCATCAGAGCGAGAGTGACTGACAGTCGAGGGCGGACGAGTAATGCGATAGAGCGGACAGTAACTATCCTTGACTACTTCCCGCCGATTTTAAAATTCGATGTTGCAAGAACTGGTCTGAACGGTGGAACATTAACGATTACACGGACGGCAAAAGTAGCCCCTTTGATTGTCAATGGCTCGCAGAAGAACAAGATGACGCTGACATTCAAAGTCAAGCCTCTTGCGGATAAGAGTTACACATCAGACACAGGTCCTGCTGCTGGGTCTTGGACAAGCATATCAGAGCTTGTCAACAGTCCAGCGAACCTATCCGGACAGTATCCGGCTAACAAGACTTGGGAAGTTGTAGGAAAGCTAGAAGACCGTTACACAAGCACCGAATTTGTAGCCATCGTCACGACAGAGGGCGTAGTTATTTCTTATAGCCAATTTGGAGTTGGCATTAATAAAATCTGGGAGCGTGGGGCGCTTGATGTCAAAGGTGACATCTATGCCAATGACAAGCTCATTCAAATGCACCAACTAACGCAGAAGAATGGCACAGCCATCTATGCTTACGGAAAAGACTTTGACCAAGAACGGATAACAGGTGTCTATTTCAAGAACGGAACAGAAAACAACAATCCAGCTCGTCAATATGGCTGGCTGCTAGTACTCAATAGTAACAATGAGTGCTTCCAGATGTTTTTCCCATCCATATCAACCGCAGAGCCAGCTAAACGTGTTCTACTAGCTGGTAAATGGAGTGCATGGTCAACCAACGCAAGGAGCGACCATGCAAACCTAAAGCGCATAGAATGGACGTCTACAGGTGCTACAGGCGTGCATTACAAGCGGCAGGGCGACATCGTGACATTGAGATTAAACATCAAAGGAAAAGCTGGGGATATTTCTCTCGGGCGTATTCCGCAAGAATTAGTCCCAATCCAAGGAAATGCTGCCATGCTTAATGCGCCAGTCTTTGAAGTACAGTCAGCAAGCGACCGGCACTTGCAAGTCAACGGTGACGGTGTCTTGACCTTGCTGAATGGCGTTGACAAAGACATCAGGACACAAGTCAGCTGGTCTATTTAATCAAAGTAAAAGGAGATATATGTCTAAATTAATTTTTAACAGGAAGAGTTGGATTTACTCTTCATCCAACAACGAAGTAGAGGGTACTCATGTCATTCTAACGAATGCAGAGGGTGCTTTCTATCCGGTATTGCTTCCGAAAGAAGCTATTGACCTACCAGTCGAGGAACTTGAAAAGAAAGCCTTGGAGGTCGTTTATAAAGAAAATTTCCCAGACCGTGCTAAGAAAGAGCAGGACGATGAAATCAAGAAGAAGTTCCAGGAAGCAGATAAGAAAGAACAAGAAGCTACTCTGCAGCGAGCAGAGCTAAAAGAACTACTCGAACTTGTCACTTACATCGCTCTTGGCATCTCTGGTGGTCTGGACATCAACAGTTACACAGCACTAGCGCAGAAGATTGACGCGCCAGTTGCTGGCAAACGATACACAGGGCCGACATTCGTCACAATTAACTATCCTTACGATACCAATCCAAAGTGGCAGAAAGGTAATCGGACGATTGTTAAATATACTGGTATGACTGGTTACAACTACACAGGCCAGTCAGCAGAAGACATGCTGAAATCTGGTGCATGGACTATCGTGCTGCCAAACATCAGCAATTAATTAGAAAGGGGGTGATTATTATTTGAAACCAGAGTACCAATTTTTGATAACTATAATTGGTTTTATCATAACCATTTATGGTTTTTACAATGTTCTGCGTGCGAAAAGCATTGAGCAAGCAACCAAAATCAACTCATTGGAATTGCGATTAGGCTTTTTGGAGCAGCAGACGAAAGACCACACTCGGCGCTTGGACGACCACGACAAGCAGAACCAAGCTCTTGTCGCAATGACAGAGCAAATCAAAAATTTGACAGAAGATGTCAAAGAACTCAAAATCATGATCGAAAAGAAAGGAAGTTAAATCATGAACAAAATCAACTGGAAAGTACGGTTTAATTCTAAAAACCGTCAATTTTACCTACGTCTTATCCTAGCTTTGGCACTGCCTGTATTGGCGTATTTCGGCATCAAGTTTGAAGATTTGACAAGTTGGAACGCTGTAGGCTCTCTGCTTGTAAAATTCGTCAATAACCCTTACCTTGTAGGGCTGACTATCGTTAATATCCTAAACATCATTCCAGACCCTACAACTAAAGGTTTTGGCGACAGTGCTGATGCGCTGAATTATACAGAACCTAAACAAGACTAATAAAGGGGGTGGTCTTTTGACGACTCAAAAACAACTACTTGATAAGCTGGAAAGTGTAGTAAATCAGCGCATGGAAGCTCCGACAAATCCTTATGGCGGACAATGTGTTAGTCTGATTGACAACATTTTGCAGTATCAAGGGCTATATAAACTTAATTTTAGCTACGTCAATGCAATAGATTGCTTAGATCGGGCTGCCAATCTCGGTCTTAAAGTAACACGCTTTAACGGCTCTAATAACCCGCCTGTGGGGGCTGTGTTTGTGTCGGATTGCTTGCCATATCATGAGTTCGGACATATCGGATTTGTGGTCGCAAACAATCCAGACGGCACAATTACAACGATTGAGCAAAACATTGACAGCAATGCCGATGCGCTCTACAATGGTGGATGGACACGCAAGGTTATTCGCAATCTATCAAGTGACGGCACATTTAGCTATGTCAACTGGCAAGCACCAGCACAACAAATGCTCGGCTGGTTTGAGTTGCCATTTGAGGATGTAAAAGCAGATATTGAAATCAAAAATTTGGAGGATTTGAAATTAATGAAAGAATTTATTTTGAAAAACGGTAAATACGGCTTCGGCGTATTCGTAGGCGGCAAGTACATCGGACTTTCTGACATCGGATCAGTAAACAGCTTTAAGGACACTCTGGGATTGCCAGTAGTGTCTCTTGGCAACGATGACTTCAAACGCTTTACAGAAGCTCACGGATAA